GCATGTACCCCAAAATGAACAAGTATCCGGCCCTCAGCGAGAGCCGGACCTCCACGCGCACGGGCTGGAACAGCCACAAGAACCACAAGGAAGTCACGCAAGGTCTCAACGTAGACCCGGTCTTCAACCCCACCACCCAAGACAGCAGCCTGTTCCAACTGGGCTCAGCTCGAACCGTGGACGAAATCTGGTTCCGCGTTCAGGGCTGGGAAATCGGCATGCCCCAAGCGGGCACCGTCTACCTGACCGCCACGATCCTCGACGAAGAGGTCTGCATCCGCTTCCAGCTCAACCCTTACGGCAAGCAACTGCCCTTCGTCTTCGGTGGCCTCTACCACGACAGCCACAAGACCTACGGCCAGAGTCTTTACGACCTCCTTCTTCCGATGCATCACATCGCGACGTACCTGTTGCGCAGCCGGATCGACAACATCTCAGCGACGATGACCAACCTCATCTTCGCCGATCCTAGCCGCATTCACATCAGCGACCTGATCGACCGTAACCCCTTCGGCATTGTCCGCACCCTTCCGGGCACCAACCCCGGCGAGGGCTTGTTCATCAGCCAAGTGCCAGACGTAACCCGTGGCCACTTCCAAGACATCGCCCAGATGGCCGACCTCAAGCAGCGCGTCTCAGCGGCCAGCGACGCCCAGCAAGGCGTACCCACCAGTGACGTGCGCACGGCCACAGAAATCCAACGCCTGACCCAGCTCGGCTCCCAGCGCCTCGGCGTTCTCAGCCGACTCACCTCGGCCCAGACCATCCGGCCTATGGTCCGCATGATGGTTGGAAACATACAGGACGCAGTGTCTGCCTCCGGCGAAATCCAAGTGAGCCAGAAAGCCCTCCCGGCCAACCTCCAGTCCATCACCAACGATGGCTACCTCGACTTCAATCCGGCCATGCTGGACGGCGACATCGACTACCTCGTCATCGACGGCTCACTTCCACTCGAGCCGACCCGCGATCCGAACGTGTGGATGCAGATGATCCAGATCATGAACCAGACCGGGCTCAACATGGAGTTCGACATGTCTCAGATCACCGAGGAAGCGATCCGCTCCATGGGTGTCAGCGACCTCGACCGTTTCCGCATCAGCCCCGAAGAGCTCAAGCAGAACGGGCTCAGCCCCTCCCAGCAGATGGCCATGGCCCAAGCCGACCGCGGTGCCACGGGCAAGATACAAGAGGGCGAAACCATCCAGCGGGAAGTCGAACGAGGCAACCTCGTTCCTGCCAACCGCTAAGGACGACAGTCGCCCTCAGCCTCGGCCATAGTGCGCGCACCAACAGAAGGACGCGCACTATGCCGTACAGCACCAAAAAAGCACCCGCCCGCAAGCCAGCCAAAGCCAAGGCAGGCAAAGCATCCTCCGCCCGCAAGGTCGGCGCAACGAAGCCCGGTATCATGGGCAAGCGGAAGTAGCATCATGGCACGCGGCCTCTACGACAACATCAACGCCCGCAAGAAGGCGGGCAAGTCCCGCTCGAAGTCCAAATCGACCATCGACCCCAAGGTCTACAAGTCGATGAAGGCCAAGACGGGCAAGTTCAAACCGAAGAAGAAGTGACATGGCCACCCCAGCCAAAGGCAAAGCCAAAGTCAAAGTTACGGCCTCCGGCAAGCGCGTGAGCTATGGCCAAGCGGGCAAGGCCAAAGGCGGTGGTCCTCGCGTTAAGCCCGGAACCAGCAAGGGTGACAGCTACTGCGCCCGAAGCGCAGGCCAAGCTAAGAAGCACCCAGCCGCCGCCAAAGACCCCAACAGTCCCCTGCGCCTATCCCGCAAACGCTGGAAGTGCTCGGGCACAAAGAGCAGGAAGTGACATGACCGACCGTCTCGACCCCAACAAGAACATCGTCCTCCGGGCGCAGCTTCAAAACCTGCAACCCAAAGAGCGCGACCTGTTCCACACGCTTCTCAGCGCTCTCCGCGAGGAGATCGAGGCCGAGCATGGTCGTGTCACGACCTACCTCTCTGACGCCCGCAAGACCATGGCCGACCTGAACCTCCGCCACGACAGTCTCGAAGGTGAGATGACCCGCTTCCTCGACGACCTCAAGCGTGAGCCTACTCGCGCAGCGGTCATCAAGTACATGAAGGACATGGGCATCTACTAATGAGCCACGTCACCTCCTCATCAGGTTCCGGCTTTAATCCCACTCGGCCACCCGCCGACAGGATTAGGTTCGTCAGCACGTACACGGGCGAGCACAACCTCGACACGTACCTCGAGCACGCCGAGCGAGGGGGCCGTAGCCTAAGCGACCTGCTTTCCGATCTCTTCAATACCTCTGGCGATTTCAACGGCGACCTGTTCCAGTTCCGCCAGACTTCCAACGAAATCCAAGTCCGCGTTGGCACCTACACCTCTGGCCAGCCAGAAGCGGGTTGGTCCACTCTGACGCCCACGCTTCGCGCATCGGGCAGCTTTGTCACCCAGACGGTCTACAACCAGCTCGAACTGGTCGGCGTGGGCTCCAAGCTCTACATCGTCAACACCGATGGCCAGTCCTATGCCAGCCAAGCGGCCTTCGAAGCCGCCTCGACCACCGACCTTCTCTTCGACGCGGCCACCTTCGGTGACGCCTCCGAGGCCATCGCCATTCAGAAGGCGGCAGAAGCCAGCCAATCTGCAACGGACGCGGCCACGTCCCTCGCCTCGGTCACGACCGCCGTTAATGCTTTTGAGACGCCGACCACGGGCTCCTTGGCTGTCGCCCAGGCATCGGCCACCTCGGCTACCTCGACCAAGGCCCAAATCGACACGATCTACGCTGACATCCAGACGATCCAAGGCAACGTAAACAGCAACCTGCTTCAGTCAGGCACCAACCTGAACTCGGCTACAGCCCTCGTCCAGCAGGCCACCACGGACCTGACCGCGCTGACGGCCATCGCCACCCAGCAGACTTCTGACATCGCTGCCGTCCAAGCTGTCGCGAACCAGAACCAGACCACGCTCAACTCAGTCACCACCCAGCAGGCCACTCTGACCGCCTCGGCCAGCAGCATCAGTGCCACTCAATCCCAGCTCACGACCGACCAAGCGCAAGTCACCACGGATGCGGCAGCAGCCACAGCCGTTCTGACCGACAGCGGCTTCATCGCGGTTAATACGGCTCTCAGCGGCTCCATCGCCACTGTGTCCTCGAACATTGCGGCCATCAACACGCTCAACACGTCATTCGCAGGCGTTGTGACGGGCGGCACCACCATATCGGACTTCGCCTCAGCCGCCAGCACGCTCCAACCCCGCGCTTCAGACATCCAGACCGTGGCGACCAACATCGACAGTGTTGTTGCTGCCGCACAGGTAGCAGACATTGGCGCGGCCCTCGAAGGGGCTCTCGTCATTGGCCCACTGATCCTGACGTAAGGAAACCACCATGCCCTCGACCCTCACCGCACACACATGGCCTCCGCAGACAGGGCTATCGACGACACAGTTTCACACGGTGTTTGGTCCTGCCCCAAATAGCGCGACAGACAAATCGACGCTCATCACCTGTCTGCGCGTTGTGAACACGGCGACTGACGACCTCTCGGTGGAGTACGACCTCAAGGTAAATGGCCAGTACCTCATGCGCGGCGCGCACGTTTTGCCCCGAGGCATGGAGGACTTGGCCCCCGGCGGGACGACGCTCGTTCTCAACAAGGGTAGTTCTGTAGAGATCAAAGTCGCAACTACCGACGGCATCGCCGTTCACCTCGACGTAATCACCCGGAGCTAGTCATGACCCGTTTTGGCGACAGTGCAGGAGGCGCAAGCGTCCTCGACATCAGTAGACTGAGCTCCGTCTCCACGGAGATTGCCTCCCTTGGCGCTCAAGTCGCGGCGATCACAAGCCTCGGCACTATCACGGGCGAGATTACTGCTCTCGGAACGTCGGCAAACGTGGCCACCCTCGCCGCTCTGACCACAACGGACAGCAACGGCGACACCGTTGCCCTACCCGGCCTCAGTGACGTGGCGAGCATCACCACTGAAATTGGCGCGCTCGGCACCACGGCCAACGTGGCAAACATCAACTCCATCGCCACCTCAGTTGTCAGCGGCACCAGCCAGCTCACCCTCGACGCGGTGGGCAACGCCCTGACCAACGTGAACCTTGTCGGGTCATCCATAGGCAACGTCAACGCGGTCGCCACTTCCGGCGCGATCCTTTTCAGCGCTCTCTCCGAGACGCCTGCTGCGCCAAGCCCCGCCAACGCGAACCTCGACAAAGGCTTGAAGTACGACGGCAGCGGCAACCTCGTGCTCGCGGACATCGTCGAAGCCGCTGCCTTCACCACTGCCCTTG